GCACAAGCAACTCTTATCTCATTTTTGTATCCATGATAAACTTCCCCGCGCTCAATCATCTCCTCGATCATCAAAACTCTCTCATCATCGGTCATTTCTTTGTGCATCATCTTTCTCCTTTCTGCATCTTTCTGATCAATCTTTATGCATAAAAATCAATTCAGCTCGTTTTATCTTGCCTTGATAAGACTCTTCCAAGTGCCTCAATCGATCAACAATCTCTTGATCTAAAAGTTGATATGTTGCATCCAGTGGCAAGAAAAAATCCATGATGATCGTGTCAACTTGTAGTCTTGCCAAAAGGGTGTTGCCTAACATTTATCCCCCATGTGCAATAAAGGTTCATGATTTGCCAGTCTCTCAATTGACTTGCGATGATAGGTCTCATGTCTTTCAATGCAGATGAAACGGCGGTTTGTATTCATGCAGGCAACGGCGGTGGTGCCACTGCCTGAGCAGTTATCAAGGATCAATTCACCTTCGTTTGTGTAGGTCTTGATTAGGTATTCAAACAAGGCTACTGGCTTTTGTGTTGGATGTTGTCCTATCTTACTTGAAAACTCTAAGATATCACTGGGAAAGTATTCACCATTATTGACTGTTGGAATTCTAACCAGTTTTTCATCACCGTAGGCACTCTTGCCACCGATTGAAGATTTCTCATTACTTATTTTATATGCTTTGCCATCTTGCATTTGAGGATTATATTTTGGCTGTTTTTTGTAAAAAATCATCACTTCCTCAAATTGCGATAAAGGTCTTCTATTTGCATTGAGAAATTGAGTTTTTAAACTCTTGATCCAAATCCATCTATATCTAAAAAGCGCTGGATTGCTTGACCATAGCTTGAAAGTAAAGACATTATTGGCCGTCAAAACAATTGCGCCGTTGTCCTTGATAATTCTCTCATACTCCTGCCAAAGTCTAGTCATATCAATAATAGAATCCCACTCGCAGGCCGTCGTTCCATAGGGAAGATCGCAAAGGATCATATCAATCGATTTGCTGGGGATGGATGGCATCAGATCAAGGCAGTCTCCCAAGTGTATCGTGTTTTCTTTTAGCATTTATCCCCCATGTGCAAAAGTGGCTCATGATTGGCCAGTCTCTCAATAGATTTGCGATGATATGTCTCATCTCTCTCAATGCAGATAAATCGGCGGTTGGTATTCATGCACGCAATGGCTGTTGTACCGCTACCAGAGCAGTTATCCAAGACTAGCTCACCTTCGTTTGTATAGGTTCTGATTAGGTATTCAAACAACGCCAGTGGCTTCTGTGTTGGATGGATTGAGTGATTGTTTCCATTTGAAAACTTGATGATGTCAATAGGATGCCTAGTTTCTTCATACTGTCTAATCTGTGCAATATCATTGATATTGATAGATCCAGATCTTGCTCCTCCCTTATCACTTCTTGAATAAGGCTTGAATCCCTCCCTCATTTGTGGATTGTATGTTGGAAGTTTCTTATAAAAAATCAATACATCTTCATGCTGAGCTAAAGGCATTTTATTTGCATGTACAAACCGATAAGGCATTGTCTTCTCCCAAATCCATTTATATCTAAAAAGGGATGGATTGCTTGACCAAAGTTTGAAAGTAAATACTGAGTTGGCCGTCAAAACGATAGCGCCGTTATCCTTAATCACTCTCTCATACTCTTGCCAAAGCCTGCTCATGTCAATAATGGAATCCCATTCGCAAGCGGTTGTACCATAAGGCAAATCGCATAAGATCATATCAACTGATTTGCTGGGAATGGATGGCATCAGATCAAGGCAGTCTCCCAAGTGAATTGTGTTTTCTTTTAGCATTAGTGGCTCCTCATCATTTTTATATGTGAGCTCACTTGATTCAGCTTACTCTTGACCGTGGGGGAGGCTGGAGGAATTGGCTTATCTGGCTGGATTTCGCTATCTCTCCAGCGCCAATTTATGACGTCATATCTTAGAGCGTCTAGAGGATCCTCCTTCCCGTCTTTCTTTGGTGTCTCTTTACCATCCCAAGCGTAAGACAAGATTGCTTTTCTGAATGAATTGCCTTGAGCAGATCCACCTCTATCCCAAACTTCTTTAGAGCATAAAATCTTGCGTTGATGGATCAAGCGTTTAACTCTTTGCACGCCGTTTAAGATGTCCGTTCGTATTGGATCAGTGCACCATCTAAATGCAATTCCTATGCCTCCTTGAGCTGGAGATTTAGCTAGCTCATGGAATGCAGATAGTGCGGTTCGATCTGATCTAGCGGATCCGGCTTTATCACCAGATGCACCATCAAGCAAAATGCGGTTGGGGTAGTGTTTGGCTAGATCTCTAGGAGCAGCAATCTTGAGGATTTCTTTGGCAAGCTCTGAAAGCGTGATTTCTTGAGGATTGATTTCAGCACATATCACATCAGCTTCTAAAGTTGGATCATGCGCTAAGATCAAAACTGAAGGCTTTCTAAAACCAAAGTCAATGACAAGCCTTGATGACATAGATGGATGATATCGCCAATTGTCAATGATGTGGCCTAGTGTCCATTCAGAATAAATCACGCCTTGAGGTGGTCTAGGTTGATTTTCAACCATTGCCAGCCGTTCAGACTCTGGCAAATTCTTGACGGCGTCAAACCAAGCCTCTGACAAGTTGGCTTTATTCACATGGCTAGCATAGAAGATTGGCGTGCATCCAGCTTTCTCAGCAAAGTCGACCCACCAAGCTCCCCAAACGGGCAAGCCTACCATGATCATCTTAGGTGATGGACCAGATCTAAGACGGCCAAGAGTTTTCTGCGCTACTTCTTCAGATAAAGTTTGACACTCATCAATCAAGGCAAGCCCCGAAGTGATATTAAGACCTTCAAGCGGGTTATGTGTAGCGTCCCTTGTGCCTGGTCTAAAATAAGATCGACACCAAACAACATGGCCATTTGGGGCTGTCCATTTGCCTTCTTGCTGATGATAAATCCAACCATAAGGAACAAGCCATTTCTCCAATTCTGGACCTAAAACGCTTCTATAGCGTGGAGCGGTATCAGTCACTAAAAGGGATGATTTGTTGGGATGAATGCTTGACCAAGTCCACAACGCAAAGACTAGAGCGGAGGTTTTGCCACTACCCCAGCCAGCACGAACGGCGATAAAAGGCTCGCCAGAATAGAGGAGTTGATCAATCAAATCGATTTGCAGCGGATTTAATTTGAGCTCAATATCAGTCTTCTTCATCGCTTTGATCTTCTATCTCTGGCAACTCATGTTTAATTTCAATTGCTTTGCCATGCTTCTCTTTTTGTACTTGCTGGATGACATTGATGATCACTTTTGAGTCATCGCCTTTAGTGTTCATGTCAATGGTCTGCTTCTCTCCAAACTCTAGAGGAAACTTTCGAGCGAGTAGCCATTGGGAAGCTCTAACATCGCTTTCTGAATGCCTTTGAATATTCTGAAGGTGCTTTAGCTTGAGAGATATTTCAGCTCTCTTGACATCAGCCACCAACTCAGCATCAGCCTTCATCCATGAATGAAAAGTACTGTATGAGATGCCAACAACTGAAATCGCATCAGTTTGAGAAAGACCTTGAGAAATAAGCTCAAGTATTTGTTCAGTTGCCACAAGCCTCTTCTTTTTTGCGATCTCAGCTCTATCTTCTAAAGGCTTTTTTGCGATTGCTTTGGCCGTTTTAGAATCAACCGTATCGATTTTTGTAGTAGTTTTACTCTTTGCCATGATCTAACTCCTGGATGATTTTGGTAGTGATTTTTTCAATAGCATCATCATCATCGATAGACAAAACCTGATCAAGGTCAGACCGATTGAGACCATCAAGCATAAGCTTTTCTGCCAGTTTTGAGACCTTGATGGATCTTCTATCACTAAAGACATCGAGCAGACTGATCAGCTTTGTTGACACATAAAGATTCAGGATTGATTTTCTATCTTTGATCTTCATAGAAAAATGATCTCACTGGCTAGAAGCTTGACATAGGTTTTCCCCTCATGCTGATTGATCTGGATCTTGCCGATGACGGTGATCTTATCTCCCTTTTTGAGTTGAGTTGATACTAGATTGGCAAGACTCCCCCAGCATTCACAATTGAACCATGTCAATTGATCTTGGTCTTTGTAGCGTTCAGAATAGGCAACTGAGAAGGTGGCAAGATCTTTTTCGCCAATTTTTTTGATTTGTGGATCAGCGCCAACGCGGCCGATAAGGTGCATTTTATTGAGCATTTTTTAGAACTCGCTTGGTTTGGTGGAGGTTATCCACTGTTGAAATGTAGAGAAAACGATAAAAAGAATTTGCTAGCTTGACCAGCTCAGTCTCTGGATCTTTGGCGCTGATGACACGTTTTAAGAGGTTGCGATTGCGAATAATCTTCATGCAGATACTCACCATCTTTTCAACTAGGTAGTGCAATGATATGACTTTATTGCCCAGCTTTAGATCAAAATTCTCTTTTGTAAATTCGTAGTCATCGATGACAACTCGCAGATAAAGGCCACTGAGTGGAGACTTTATGACAAATCCGTTGTCAGTTGCCTGATATGTATAGCCAACTCTTCCCTTCATCACATAAAGAGACTGAAAGAAGCTATGAAGAGAAATTGCATTATCTTTGAATGCAGTCATGGAGGTCTCAATTTGCATCATTTTTTTACTCTCAATTGATCATAAATATTTTTGATTTGCTTGATGTCTTCGGCTGAATTGTGGCTGGATAGATCCTTAATTCGATCTTCCATTTCCTGCTCAAAGGCCAATTGCTTTTCAAGATCTTCTCCATGTTTTTTGATCATATCTGAAAAGATTTCGCTGATGCACAGTTTCAAGGTTGCTGCAATATCTGGCGCTTCGATTTTAAACATCGCATCGATAACACCTTCAAGACTGATAAGACGATTGATTAAAGTTGTATTCAACATAAACTTTCTCCTGTTGTGTGTTATTATATAAACACATCAACAACAATTATTATATAATAATATATAATATTTTTTAAGGAGCATTATGAAAATAAATGTAAATGACGGCTTTGTTGAATTGATCGATCACATGGGAGACGATTTAGCAATTGTCAACGCCGCTCGTGTCTCTTATGCTGGAGAGAGCAAAGATTGGTCTGATAGGGATGAGAGACTTTTGAGATATCTTTGGGAGCATGATCATACATCACCATTTAGACATGGAAGCTTGAAATTTAGGATTAAAGCGCCGATCTTTGTTTTAAGACAATGGATGAAGCACCAAGTTGGCTGTGCATGGAATGAGCAATCAGCACGATACACTGAAATCAAAGAGAGTTTCTTTTATCCTGATTGCTTTAGACTGCAAGACACTAAAAACAAGCAGTCATCTATTGGCCAACTCGATGATGAAAAAGAAGATCAAGCGTTGACTCTTTTTGTTGAAAGTTATCAAGTTGCATACAGCAATTACTTGCGTTTGCTTGATATGGGAGTTTGTAGGGAGCAAGCAAGGATTATTTTGCCAGTCGGCACTTATAGCGAATGTATTTGGAGCGCTAGCACTCAGGCAGTGATGCACTTTTTAAAGCTGCGGTTAGATAGTCATTCGCAATTTGAAATGCAAGAATTTGCCAAAGCAGTGTATGATATAGCATCAACAATTTTTCCCAAGACGATGGAGCTTATCAATGCAATGCCTCAGATGCCAGAATGACATCAGATCAAGTTTAGCTGGATCAAGTATCGAGTACCATTATTGTAAAAACTGCCGAGCAATCCTTGATCAAAACGCAATCGTATTATCTTTTGATGATGTCGATTATTCTTATGAGTGGGATGACATCACAAAGAGTGAGGATGAAGATGACTAGTTATTTTGAAATTTGCTGGATTGTGATGGGATTGATAGTGAATCCTAGTCAGTCTCCTCATAGTACTGGATGGAGCAAACTCATTGCCAAATCCATTCCCGCCAGAATGGACCAGTGTCTGCATGTAGCCAAAGCCGCCGATAAGTTTGAGGTTGATCCATATCTCATGATTGCTCTAGCCTACTATGAAAGCCGGTTTGAAGCTGGCTTGACTTCATCAGCTGGAGCAAAGGGAGTGATGCAGGTAAAAAAACAATTTGTCGATTGTGCTGGATGCAGTGAAATCGAGTATGGGATAAAGGCGTACTCGATTTGGCTTGCTCAAAGCAAAGGCGATGTCTGTCTTGCTTTAGGTAGATATACAGTAGGTAATAAAGGCAAGTGCGGGAAGAGATCTAAAGCAATTGTCAAACTTGCGTCTGATTTGGCTTGTCTTGCATCAAAGGATAATGATTGTCATGACTGCTAAAGATAAAGCATTTTTAGATATGGCGGGGATCATGTCTAGTCTCTCTCCATGTAGTAGAGCCAAAGTAGGTGCGATTATCGTTCGGGGAGATGTGCCAGTAGTGTCATCGTTCAATGGAATTGCTAGAAAGCAGGCCGGCCTTTGTGGCGGTGATTGTTGCCTTAGAGATGCAAATAAAATACCAAGTGGCTCAGATACGCAAATTGGTTGTCATCATGCTGAATTTAATGCAATTGCCAACGCTTCCAGATGTGGGATCGCTACTGAGGGATGCTCGATTTATGTGACTGCTCCACCTTGTTTGATGTGTGCAAAACTTATTCATCATGCTGGTATCAAGTCAGTGGTCTATGAAAATAAAAGTGATAGATGGATCTCAACCGGCGAGGAATATTTATCAGCCAATGGTATTGATACCTTTAAAATTTAAATCAATAAAGCTACCTAAAAACTGCTTATTAAAAAGCATTCTGAGCTCATTTTCATCTTGTGTATAAAGATCAGATTTAAATTTAAGATATTCTTTCATGTCTTTGAATATGATCTTTTTTAACGCATCTTTTCTCATGATCAAAGTTTGCAAACTCCAAAACCGAGAGACTTCATATCCTTCTTCTTTATAAAGATTGGGAAATGGATCTTTGAAATTTGTTTTAAAAAGAGAGTCAAAACATTTTTCACTAGGCCAGATTTTATCTATAACATCATCACAATAGCCTTCATTTTGAATAATAGCTGAATAAAATAGATATTTAGCGATCAAATGATAATTTTGTTCATCCAAAAGATGGCATTGAGAAACGCTTTCAAGTTTTGATGCAAGTTTTTGAATTACACTTGAAGGCCAAATATCAATCAAAAAATTTGAAGGCCTTTTTACAATCCCATCACAAATGTCTTTTACCATCTGTTTGAATTCATCAAAGTTTAAATAAAAATTACCTGCAACATAAGGCAAGTTATTTGGATATGATTCTATATCTACTCCGAATTCTCTTCGAGGTTGAGCTTTATCTTCACTGGGATCTTCATTTGCCTTACTCAAAGAGATGAAATAATTATTGTTTCGATCCCATTCAGTAGGCTTATAATAATTCAAGCGATCAATATATAAAGCATTATTATAGCTTCTATCTTCCCAAAGCCAACGATTATCGCAATTCTTAGCATAGAATTTAAACCTAAATAAAGATCTACCATCTTCCATTATTTTACAGTGGCGTGGGGATGGCATTGTGTAACTGGCAATCAATTCTTCCGCTTCATTATAGAATAAAACTTCCAATTCGTTATCAAGCCAGTCATTTATACTAATTCTTGCGCCTGGTTGCTTCTGGTGCAATGAATGAGATCGCCATCTATCTTCAGGAATATTATTTTTAAGAAAATTTGATACTTCGCAAAAAAAATTTCTAGCTTCTTTACTTCCTTGATTTTCTGCTGTTTTAAAAAAAGTAGCAGCCTTTTTATAATCAAAATCTACGCTCATCGTTATCTCCTTGTATGAGGTAACGATAAAACACATGAGAGCAATAATTTCTTTCATTTAAGATAGATGCCGGCTCGGTTTTAGTTTAGCGTATTTTGTGATTTCCATTTAACCAAATG